CCTCCGTCTGAATTCTCCGATACATTTTCGTCATAGTATCATACAAGTCCACATTCTTCTTCACATTATTAGTAGGGTACCACCAAGTCCACATCGAATCCGATGGGGGTGATGGCATAGCATCGAGAACATTATGTAAATGTTCATCCCGACAAAACTCATCATGATCATGGTCTTGTATACAACCTAAATAGGGCATAAATCTACCTGAAGCCTTAAACCTCTCAGGTTTAGAGGTACCCCTGATTCTACTATTGAGTATAGCACGGGCACGCTCTAACACTTCATCCTCATCGACACTATCCATGTCAACAACGTCATCTTCATCATCACTATCTTCAATAGGATCAAGTTCGGATTTAGATCCAAACAAATTAAACCAAATCTGCTCCTTAAAAACAGGGGTTTCTTGGTCAACATCAGGTACATTCTTACGCTTCAGCATCTGATCCTTAATAATATCAGATACAACATTAGCCTTAGTCTCTAACCAATCACGTCTCTTATCAAAAGCCATGACAAATTGATCAATAAGGCCATCAAAGTCATATACAGAGCGGGTACTACCATTAATCACTGTAAAAGTGTTAATGGAGTGGTTAAAAATGGTCCTACCTTTGTCATCTATTGGTAACTTACTAGGATCCACAGATCTGATGCACTTGCCATTCAGTATCTCTTGTTTCACAAACTCATCTTTAATACCTACTTCGACTACAAAATGGAATCGTCGAATAACAGCATCGACATGATTAATACTCTCAACACCACTAAAAGTGGTTTCATTAGTTGAGGCTATGACAAACTTCGAGTGAAATTGGGTATTAGCCTTTTTCTCAAGTGTTGCCATATGAAGGGTATAAGGAAATTGATTGACCATACGAATAATCTCCATCCAAAAACTACAACCGGAGCCAGCCACGTCACGAATCTGGCCTAAATCATCAACAACTGTAACCCACTTAAAGGGATCAAATCCTTCCCAGTATTCATTTTCTGGGCATCTATTATACATAAAAGTTTCAGGTTTAGCCTCAAGTCTTGAAAGGAGAGACTCGGGCAATGTTCGGGCACACAACGCAGCGTGCACTTCCTGCACAAGCTGCGATTTACCATAACCGGGGGCACTCCTAAAAAGGATGCCAACTGGTTCCTGCCTTATACCATCTCGTGCGAAAGAAGATTGCCTAAACTGTTCCCTTATCTTTCTTAACTCGTTAAGTGTTCTATAAGCTAACTGATATGTTACTTGCATATCGGGGGACGAAGGTATAGATTTGAGTATGGCTTCACCTCTATGCTCTAAACTGAGCATAATCTCATAATTCTCATTCTCAAACACAAACTGATGTAAATCAATTTGCCTCATGACTTCTCGCACCTCCAACACCCACTTATCCAAATCAGCTATTTGAGTGGTCACAAAATTAAAAATCTTGTTACTCCCAAATGCCTTACAAGTTGTATTTAGCATAGTCTCCAAAAGCCCAATAAGCATCACAAAAGCTGACCTCAAATTAGTAACTTGCTTATCATAAGTGCAAAAGAAGTTAGATACTGTCTTTACACTAAAGTGTTCACTAGTTACACCTTGCCATCCTAAGAAACCCAAAACAAGAGTACTAACTCCTGATTGGATATTACTAATGGACATCTGATTGACGAACCTAACATCATCCTCTTTACCAAATATAAAGGACAAATT